CAAAACCCAACATATTCCCAAATCAATTCTGTTGGAAGACAATGGATTTTTGAAATGACTTTGGCGATTTCAAAAGAAATGCTAGGATATGTTAGAGGAAAATATGGAACTGTTCCTATTCCAGGAGACACAGTAACTTTAAATCAAGCTGATTTAATATCAGCAGCTACTACAGAAAAAACAGCATTAATTGAAAGATTAAGAGCATATTTAGATGAGACTTCAAGAAGAAATTTACTTGAAAAGAAAAAAGAAGAAGGTGAATTTTTAAGATCAGAATTACAAAATATACCATTTACAATTTTTATAGGATAATATATGGCTTTATTTGGAAAAAAAAGGGATATTTCATTATTTAGACACATTAATCGAGAATTAATGGGGGATATAATATCTCAACAATGTATACACTACAAACTTAAGTCAAAAGAAACAAAAACTAATATATATGGTGAAGCATCAGGAAATAAATTTTACTATAACCCTGTAATATTAACATGTTTGATAGAAAGACAAGGTCAAGAATTTACTGAAGATGAATTTGGAGTACAATTTTCTAGAAGAATAGACTTTAGATTCCTTAAAGATGACCTATTAAATAAATCAGAACCTATTAATGCAGACTATGATAAAGGAAATTATTTTGGAGCTAATGTAGTTCCTGAAGTAGGAGACATATTAGGATTCAATGGTGGATATTATGAAATAGAAAATGTTATCACTAATCAACTAACATTAGGTAAAGATCCTAAATATCCAAACAATACAAACCCAATCAACCCAGGATTAGAAGACTATGGGTGGGATTTATCAGTAATATGTAAAACTCATTATGTTCCTAAAGATACTACAGGAATTGAAAAAGCAAGAATAAATGGCTAAGAGACAATATAAAAAACCAGTACCTAAATCTCAAGAAGAGATTTCAAAAGGTTTACAAGAACCTTACGATAAATCTGTAGGTAATCCTAATCCTGAAGTTAATTCTCCTTTATCCCAAACTAATACAGGATTTAATAGAGGTGAAAAATTATCACACACTGGTGATACCACAAAACAATTTACAGTAGGGATACAAGATATAGATGAATCTATTTTATATTATTTTGATAATATTATTAGACCATCTATTATACAAAATGGAGAAAGAATAGCAGTACCTGTAAGATATGGTAATCAAGAAGCATGGAAATCATTTCAAAAAGATGGATATTTGAGAGACAATAATGGAGCTTTATTAAACCCATTAATTATGTTTAAAAGAAATTCAATTGATAGTGAAAAAAATATAGGAAATAAATTAGATGCTAATCAACCTCACTTATATACTAGCTGGGGGAAACAATATAACGTAAAAAATTCATATAGTAATTTTAATATATTAAATAATAGAATACCTACAAAACAATTTATAGCAAATGTTATTCCTAATTATGTAACAGTAACATATGAATGCATTATTCAAACATATTATGTAGAACAACTAAATAAAGTAATAGAGTCAATTAATTATGCTTCAAATTCATACTGGGGTGATCCTAGTAGATTCAAATTTAGAGCAATGATAGATTCGTTCTCATCAGTTGTTGAAGTTAGAGCTGATGGTAATAGAGTAGCAAAATCAAACTTCACCATTAAACTTAATGGATATATAATACCAGACATAATTCAAAAGGATTTAAATTCAGTTAAGAAATATAATGAAAAATCAAAAATAACTATAAACTTAGAAACTGATTCTCCAAGAGAAATATTTGATTAATATTTATAATAAAAATATGGAACAAAAAGTTATGATGACTGAGCAAGAAGTCACAAATTTAAAAGAAACGATTACTAAACAAGAATTTTTAATTAATAATCTGGGTAGTATTGAATATCAAATAAATATCTTAAATACCCAAAAATCTAAAACATTATCAGAAATAGAATCTCTGTCAGAAACTCAGTCTAAATTGGTTAAATCTTTGGAAGAAAAATATGGTCAAGGTACTATAGATTTAGAAACAGGAGAATTTATTAAACAATAAAAGGACTTTAATATAATTCATTCATATTTATAATAAAATTAAAAATTATTAAAACATGAGTGAAATTCTTTTATCCCCGGGAGTATTAGCAAGAGAAAATGACCAGTCATTTATCCAATCCCAACCTATTCAAGCAGGTGCTGCTATATTAGGTCCAACAGCTAAAGGCCCTGTTGGAATTCCAACACTAGTTACTTCATATAGTGAATATCAAAATGTATTTGGAAGTACGGTTATGAGTGGTAGTAATACTTATTCATACTTTACTTCAATATCTGCATATAATTACTTTCAACAAGGAGGAAGTACATTACTTGTAACTAGAGTAGTAAGTGGAAGTTATACAGCCGCTTCAAGTTCATTAATCCAAAATTACGACACATCAGCTTCTTTCGTATTAGAAACATTAGCTGAAGGTGCATTAAACAACAGTACAGGTTCTGAAGGATCAAATGGTGAATTATCATTAGGTTCAGCAGAAAATATCAGATGGGAAATAGTAGCATCAGATACTGGTTCTGGAACATTTGGTTTGTTGATTAGAAGAGGAGATGATATTACAACATCTAAAGCAGTATTAGAAACTTGGACTGATTTGTCATTAGACCCAAATTCATCAAATTACATAGCTAGAGTAATTGGTGATCAAAAACAAACTGTAGTAAATGATGGAAGTTCATATTACTTACAATTAACAGGTAGTTTCGCAAATGCTTCAAGATATGTTAGAGTAAAATCAGTAAATACTCCAACTATAAATTATTTTGATAATGCAGGTAACCCTAAATCACAATACACAGGTTCAATCCCAGTAGAAGCATCAGGAACATTTGGAGGAGCTATAGGTACTGATTTTAATAATGTAGTTGCTAATTTTTACGAAAATATAAATGCTACAAATACACAAGGTTTAATAGCAACTAATTATACTACATCAATAAATTTACTTTCAAATAAAGACGATTTCAAATACAACGTTTTAGTAGCACCTGGTTTATATTCAGTGGATTACTCATCTCCAATAACAACAATTATTAATAATGCTAAATTTAGAGGTGATCATATAGCTGTAGTTGATATGGTTAAATATGGTAGTACAGTTTCAGCAGTTAAAACACAAGCAACAAGTATTGATTCATCTTATGGAGCTACTTATTGGCCTTGGGTTATGACATTAGATCCAAATACAGGAAGACAAGTATGGGTACCTGCATCTACAATGTTACCTGGAGTATTTGCATTCAATGACCAAGCAGGCGAAGCATGGTCAGCACCTGCAGGTATTACTAGAGGAGGATTAGGAACTATATTAAGAGCAGAAAGAAAATTATCAAGTAATGATAAAAATATACTTTACACAAGTAAAATAAACCCAATATCAACTTTACCTAACTTTGGTGTAGTTATTATGGGTCAGAAAACATTACAAAAGAAAGCAAGTGCTCTTGATAGAATTAATGTTAGAAGACTTTTAATAGAATTGAAATCATATATTTCTCAAGTTGGTGATACTTTAGTATTTGAACAAAATACAGCATCTACTAGAAATAATTTCCTCGCTCAAGTACGTCCTTACTTAGAATCAGTACAACAAAGACAAGGTTTATATGCATTTAAGGTAGTAATGGATGAATCAAATAATACAGCAGCTGAAATTGACAGAAATCAGTTGATTGGTCAGATTTATATTCAACCAACACGTACAGCAGAATTTATTTATTTAGATTTTACAATTCTTCCAACAGGGACAGAGTTCCCTTTATAAGTATTTTAACCATTTATTTAAAAACGTTTGGCTCCTCAAGGAGCCATTCGTATCTTTATCCTATAATAATTAAAACAAATAAAAGTTATGCCTGTATATGAATATGTCGTATTAGCTAATGGTAAAGAAATGGGGAGAACCTCAGATAAACATAAGGCTAATTTTATGCAACATTTAGCTAAACAAAATGGAATTAAAACAGAAATAAAAAAAGAAAGATTAATATATGGATAATAATGAACATTACATCTTGAATGAAAAGTATAGACCTAACACTTTAGATGGTTATGTATGCTCTGAAGAAATGTATACTAAAATTGAGACTTGGATTAAAGAACAAACTATACCACATTTAGGCCTATTTAGTAAATCTCCTGGCTCAGGTAAAACTACTTTAGCTAAAATATTAATTAAAAACATAGATTGTGATTATCTATATTTAAATGCAGCTGATAAAAGATCAATGGATGATATTAGGGAAGAAATTCTCCCATTTGTATCTACAATGTCATTCAAAGATGCTCCTAAAATAGTAATATTAGATGAGTTTACTTCTACATTACAAAATAGTCAAATATTACTTTTAAATATAATCGAAACTTATAGTAAATCAACAAGATTTATACTTACAGGTAACTATCCTGAAAGATTAATAGAACCATTACGTTCGAGACTTGAGGAATATGAACTAAAACCTCCATCTAAAAATGCTGTATATTTACATATTGTTAATATATTAAAAAAAGAGAAGATCAAGGCTTCTAAAGAAGATTTAGTATCTCTAATTAATAGTCATTACCCTGACATACGTAAAATAATAAACACATGTCAAAAACATACATCAGGTGATTCTCTGTCTTTACCATCAAACATTTCAACAGATGAAGAAATTGAGAATAAAATTATTTTTAAATTGAAAAAACCTAATAAGGATACTTGGAAAGAAATAAGAGTAATTATAGCAGAAAATAATATTTCAAATTTTGATTCATTATATAGACGATTATATTCACAATTAGACGATTATTCTAATGGTAACAGCGGATTATTAACGGTTATTATAAATGAACATATAGTTTATCAAAATCAACTTTTAGATAAAGAAATATGTTTTATGTCCTGTATTTCTAAAATAATAGAATCTAATAAACCTCAAGTATTATGAATGAATTAGAAGATATATAATAAAATATATAAAGATAAAGAATTTATAAGAGTTAGTAAATATGGGAGAACAAATGGTATATGTCAACAATTAAAAATTCACTTTAATATCATATTTGATAAAAATTTTCAAAATGAAATAATTTATATTAAATCTCAAAACAAACAATCACTTCCTCCCCTAAATGACGATGGAGAAAGATATATAACATCTAAACCAAAAATTAATATCATATCTACAACTGGAGTTGTATATGATTTTGAAGAATGTTACTTTATTTTTAAACAAATATAATATGAAAAACCAACCAAACATTGACTTACAAACAACAACCTCAATAGAAGGTTCAGAAGGAAACGTAATCTTTAATCAAGGATTCATAATCAGAAAAGTAAGCAAATTTATTTCAGGAACAGAAGAAGATGCTTATATTCCAATTCCAATATTTTATGATGTAAATACTCATAAAATTTTATTAAATACTCTCCCACCTGAACTTAGAGAAGAATATAAAAATATTTCTATATAATGAGTAAACAAATGTCTTTATTTGATTGGTTGAATGAAATAACATATAAAAAATCTTCAACTGATAAATTCACAGAAACTGACTGGAAGACTTTCCAACAATTTATGATAAACAGATACTTAAGTCAAAACCTAGAATACATAGAACTTGTTAACTACATCCAAAGACTTCAAATATCAGATAATAAACAAATATATGAAATATATAAAGAATTAATTCCTAAAAAACAACAATTTTTAAAATATATAGGAGGTTCTAAAAAAAATATTAATAAAAATGAAATTGCTCCATTTATTTCAAAATATTTTGAATGTAGTATAAGAGAATCTAATTCATATATAGATATCCTTGATAAAAGTGATATAATTGAGATATTAGGGAAAATGGGAATTAATGA